CAGCTTATACTGCTGGTGGAATAGGTGAAACATTAGATCAACCTACAACAATTACAAATTATTACTTACATAGAATAGATGGTTCTAATACTTCTTTTACCAATCCATTTTTTATAAATGCAAGCAATCATTTACAAGAATATGCATCAGCAACTTTTCAATCTTTGTTATCAGAATGGATTAGATATACTGCTGCTTCATCAACAGATGGATATAAAATTACTTACGCCATAGGAACAAGTGGTTCTGGTAATACAAGAGGAACTGCAATTGTAGATACAAGACTAAATGGTTCTGGTAACTATCAAACAAGATTTGTTGGTGCTGATGATTATAGAGCACAAGAGTTTCCTAATGGATCACCAACAACTATAAGCACATATAATTTGAGAATAAATAAATCGTAATGAGAAACAATGAAAATACTATTAACTGGAAGTGAAGGCTTCATAGGTAAAAACCTAACACAATATTTAAAAGACAAACATCAAATAATACCATTAGATAAAATTACTGGTGATGATTTAGTTACTTGTAATTTAGACTATGATGTAGATATGGTCATACATCTAGCAGGTCTATCAGGTGTAAGACAAAGTTTAGATAATCCTGTTGACTATTGGACAAACAATGTCGTAGGTAGTTATAGAATATTCAATAAATTTAAAGATAAAAAGATTTTGTATGCTAGTTCTAGTACAGCAAAAGAACCTTGGCGTAATCCATATGCTATGAGTAAATTTTATATGGAACAAATTGCACCTGACAATGCTATAGGTATGAGATTTACAACTGTATATGGACCAGGCGCTAGAGAAGGAATGTTAATACCTAGACTTTTAAGAGATGATGTTCCTTATATCAATGTAGATCATACAAGAGATTTTGTTCACGTTAACGATATTATGAGCGCAGTATGTTTTCTTATGAAAAATGATATTGAAGAAAAGGTTTTAGATATTGGTACAGGACAATCAAATAATTTATTAGATATATTATCTAGTCTAAATATTGAAGTAAAAGATAGAAGAATGGGAACAATGTTTGAAAGAAAAGATAATAAAGCAGATATTGATCCTTTGAAAAAAATAGGTTGGAAACCTCAAATTGAATTGTTTGAATATTTAAAAGGAGAAAACGATGGCGATATTTAGTGGTAATATTATTGAAGCATATTATGCTAATTCAGAAAACGATGCAGTAGAAGTTATCTATAAACAAGGTAACAAAGCAATAAATCATTATATTAGAGTAGATTACAACAACCAAGATTTTAAAGACTTGATTGCTGAATATGATACTGATAAAATTGCTGGTTCTACAATAGCTAGAAATAGAAATTATGCTAGACAATTAAGTGAAATGGTAGACGCAGGTATACGAGCTAAAACAGATACGAAAGAAAAAGTCAGAGTTACTGTTGATGATTTTATAGATAGTTTAATTAATTTTAATTCAGAAGAAAAACAATCATCTGAAATATTATTTGCTTTAAAAGTAAAATTGTTTGAACACGAAAAAGTAAAAACAAGTACAGATAAAGATACAAAGTCAGCTTTAAGAGCAGCAAAATCACCAATTGAAGCAATTAAATTATTTGATAAAATAAATGGTTAACGTATATTGTGTTAAGTGGGGAACAAAATACGATAGAAGTTTTGTAGAAAAACTTAAAGAATCTATTGAAAAACATTTTACAATAGAACACAAATTTAATTGTTTCACAGATAGACCAGAAAAAGATTACGACATACCTTTAACTCATCCAGAGTTAAGAGGTGTATGGCATAAACTATCTTTGTTTCAATTTACTGGAGAAAATTTATTTTTTGATTTAGATATTAAAATAAATGACAATATAAATTTTTTAACAGATGAATGGAAAACCTTTACTTGTATAGATAGTTCACCTTGGAAAAAACATAAACTATCTACATTAGCAATTAATAATGATACTTTAATCAATACGTCAATAATGAGATGGACTGATAATAAAAAAGTATTTGATAAGTTTATAGAAAAAAGAGATTTATATTTACGATTATATACGGGTATAGATAGATATATTTGGAATGAAGGTATTGGTTATACTACATTTAAAGGCAGTGCAATATCTAGTTGGCAAGAAGGTATAGAGAATAATACGATAGTTCTTTATAATGGAAAATATGTTTGATATTAACACAGTTGAAATTATAAAAAAAATATTAAAAGATTATCCTAATAGAATTGTAGATGTTTTAAACTCATTAGGTGAAAGACAGCAAATAAGTAAAGACTGGTTAGTAGAAAAATTAAACTCTTACAAATATCCATTTCGTAACAAATTAAAAAAAGATAGTATATCAATTATGTTACTATGTAGTTGGTATGGATTATTGGCATATAAATTGATAGAAAAATTTAATATTAAAAAAATAGAAAGAATACATTGTGTTGATTTTGATCCTAAATCAAAAAGAATAGCAAATAAATTATATAGAAAAATAGACAACGAAAATTTGAAAAATGGTGTATTGACTTTGATAAAACATTGGGAACGTAATATTAAAGATATGCCTAAAAAAGAATTTAAAAATTGTGAAATATTAATTAATACTTCGTGTGAGCATTTAGATCAGCAAACAATATATGATACTATTGATAAAACAGAAAGAGGAACATTAGTAATTTTACAAAGTAATAATTATGATAAAATACAAGAACATATTAATACAGTAAAAGATTTACAAGAGTTTGTTTCACAATATCAATCACGGCTAATAAATATTGAAATGCACGAAAAAGATTTTTTAGAATATAAAAGATTTATGATATTAGGACTAAAAAGATGATAGAAGATATTTTAAAAAAACGTACTAATCATTCTTTTTTTAAAGATGATAAAATACCTGATAAAAAAATAATAGATGACATACTAGATAAAGCACATTATTTAACACCATATAAAAATAACTTTATACATTATGATATAGAAGTTTATGGACCTGAATATGATGAGGAAAAAAAATATGTTGCTATGTCAACTGTTTGTTCACACGCCAAACACAAATATTCTAAAAAATTAGCATCAAAAGAAACAATGGATGAATTGGAAAAAATTTATGATGAATGGTTAATTGCTCAAAGTAATTTAAAATCTGAACAAGATTTTTATGATATGAGAAAAAAATTTGATGGTATACATTTTAATAATCAAGTTAGAGCACCATACTTATTAGTTTATTCAAAAAGAAAAGATATGGTTACAGAAAGTCAAAAACAATCTGATTATTACAAATCTGGTAAAGTCAATTCTATTTTTCAAACAAACAAACCCAATCAAGGTATGTGGTTAATACAAGCAGGTATGCATAGTATAATAACTTCTATGTTATCAGTAGAAAAAGGATTAGATGTATCTTTTTGTAAATGTTTCTTTTATAATTCAAATATACATACAAACATATTAAGAAAAGCATTAAAAAACTCAAACGATATAGCATTTTTATTGGGTATAGGTTATGCTGATAATACAAGACATCAATATAAAAGTTGGATAGAAATACCAACTTTAGATGAAATAGTAAAGTGGAAATAAATGAAAATAGTTGCTGTTAGAATAGGTGATCGTTATGGTCCAGAATATGAAAAATATTTAGAAGAAAAATTACCACAACACGAATTTATATGGGTTAGAAAACCTATTAGAGATGATGTATTATTACAATGGAATAAAATGTATGGTATGTCTTTAGATATAGATGAGCCAATATGTGTTATGGATATAGATGTTTTACTAATAAATGATTATGAAGATTTATTTAATTATCCTATAAAAAAAGGTCAATTTGTTTCAATACCTGGATGGTGGCGAGATACAGAAAAGAAAAGATATAAAATCAATGGCGGTTTTTTTAAATACTACCCTAAAGATTGTAAATATATTTACGATAAGTTTTTGAGCAATCCTGACTTGTGGCAAAACTTTTATATCAAACGAGGTATAGCAAAAGGTCCAGTAAATGGTGAACAATATTTTGTAGAGGACAATGTAAATGAAGAATTAGAATTAATAACCGTACCAGAAAGTTGGGTATGTAGATGGTGTGCTAAAGAAGATATAGGTGTTAAAGATTTTGACTTAACAAAATGGAAAATTAAAACTACTCAATTATATAATAAAGTAACTGGTAATGATTATGTATATCTAGGTGGTGAGTTTCATCCTGATATAAAAATGGTTCACTTTACACACGCCACTAACAAACCACACGATTGGGAAGATATAAATGCCTTTCGGTAAAACTTATTGTCCAGTATTATTTGATACAATTTATAGCAGTAATAGAGATGACTCTTACAATTTATGTTGTTATGCTAGAGGATCATTACCTTTAGCAAACAAATATAAACAATCTACACATACACCTTTTGAATTTTTTTTATCAGATGAGATGAATGAAATAAGAAGAAAATCACTTAACAATGAAAAGATAGATGAGTGCCAAAGATGTTATGATGAAGAAGACAGAATAAATTTTTCTAGTAGAATTAGATATATTGACCAATACAAAGACAGAGGATATTTTCCAAAAGAAGTGGGAAGAATAGAATTTAAATTAAGGCACTTTGGTAATTATTGTAATCTTAGCTGTGTTATGTGTAATCCTTGGAATTCATCAACAAGGGCAAAAGAATTAGAAGATGTTGGAATGACCAAAACTATTACAGAAGGCTATGGCGATTATTACTATGAAAATTTAGATTATAAAACATATGAAAATTTTAAAAATTCTATTATAAAAAATATTCATCTTATAGATAGATTTTTAATTACAGGTGGTGAGCCTTTACAAATGCCAAAGTTGTGGCAGTTTCTAGTAGATGATATACCTGACGATCAAGCAAAAAGAATTAAATTAATATTTGACACCAATCTTACAAAATTAACATTTAAAAACAAATATGTTTTTGACGATTTAGTTAAAAAATATGAAAGAGTTATGTTAAATGTATCGTGTGATAATTACCAAGATAAGTTGGCATTTATGAGATACCCTATTGATGTGGACGAGTTTGAAAATAACCTTATGAGTTATCACAAATATGTAAACAATATTCAAATTTCTGTATCTACTTTAAACGTATTGGATCTGGATAAAATTTACGAATACTATCAAAATAATTTTAAATTAAAAGTAGTATCATTATCATATGTGCAGGGACCACTAATATTATCTGTAAGAAATTTTACCGATAAAGTTAAAAAAGAATTACTTGAAAAGTATGATTATTTAGAACCTAAAAATAAAATGTTTTTTAATGAATTAAAGAAAGACCCATACTTAAACGCCAAGAAAAAGTGTATAAATTATTTGAATAGTTTAGGAAAACATAGAAATATTGATTGGTCAAAAATGTGGGGCGAGGAATGGTTAAATAAATTAGTATAAATAAAAGTATGAGTTACACAGTAAGAACAGTATATACAAAACCAAGTGCAGAGGTATCTTTACATACACCTCCAACAGAATATACAGCATTAATTAATACATTTTTTGATGCTGGTAAAGTCACACAAAAACCTGTGGAAAGTGTTGATGGATTGACAACAACTTATACAATGGTGTTTAAAGACGAAGCATCTTTTAATGAGTTTAAAGTTAATGCTCACGCCATAGATAATGGTGGAATTAGATCATCTCATTGTAACGATAATTCTATATCGTATTCTATTGAACAGGGTGTTTAGGTAAAGATATATTATCTGTAGTTGCAGATATATTTTGAATACATTTTGGATTACTAGGATCACAGGTAGCATACATATCAGGTAAGACACGATAACCTAATGAGGGATGTAATTGTTTTGTTAATCTATTAATACTATTTCTTTTTTTAAATTCTTGTATTGAAAAGAAACAATCATAACCTCTTTCAGTTGCCCATTGAGTTTGATAAGGTATAAAATATTGTATGGCAGGTTTTAACGGATTAGATATAGATTTTGTCATATAGTTTTGTCTATATTTTTGTTCTGTATATAATCTATCTACTACTCTAACTAAATTATTTCCATAATCATATACGCCAGAAAAACTAACAACTTCTTTACCTATCATTAATTTTGTAAATATAAGATATTTGTTCCATCTCTTTTTCATCTTATCTACATCATAATTTACAGCATTAGGATGATTAGACTTGGATGCTTTTTCACATAACTCAATCAGTTCTTCAATATATGTTATCTCTTGTACAGTGCAATTTTCCATAGATGTCTTTTCTTTCCACCATTTTCTCTTTTATGATTAGTTGCTTTATTATTGTATATAACTAACTCACCTGTTTTCCATTTATGTCTGTGTATTCTTTTTGGGTCATAAAGTTTGTTTTTTATCATTTTCATTTCAGGTAAATCATTGTAAGCCTCACAATAATACAAATACACTCCACGATTATCACCTTGTATTAATTCGTGCTCTATGTGTCTATATTTACGTCTAAACCACCTTCTTTCGGCCTCACTTCTAAAATGATAACCATATTGTTTATCGTGTATAAATCTATTCATATCAAATTTAACAACGTCATTTTTATGGTCTCTGTAATAATCAGGTATATCTTCAACTATTCTACTATCTACAAATAACGTATCACCTGCATCCTCATCTATATCAACTGAATATAGAGCCACATATTCTGGTGGATTTTCTGAATATCCTTTATCAATGTGCCACTCTAATTCTGTATTACCCTTTAGATTTTCTTTCGCCAGTGCTCTTTCATCATTCACAATATTAACAAACATTTGGTCAAATGGGTCTTGTGGTGCTGGTGTAAAAAATGTTTCTAAAAAATTCCAAATTTCAACTTGACTGCATGGTGTATTTTCTAAAACTGTTAAGTCAACATCATTTTGTACTAAATCAAAAACGCTTCTATTTTTCCAATCTAGGCGATTGTGTTTCATCTATTGCTCCGTAATATTCAAAAAATGGTTCTATCTCATACTTATCAGTTAAGATACCACGTCTTTTACTTTCTCTATCTGGTATACCATCATCATCAATTGTCCAGTCTGTACATTTACCATACATCTTACCTACTTCAGTATCAAAATTAAATATACAAGTGTTTGTTTCTTTATAACCATTTACTGTAAAGTTTGGAATAATTTTTTCATCTGTGTATTTACCAAATTGACTTCTAAAAATTTTTATTAATTCATCTATATTAAATGTATGTGTATCTAAATAATTTCCCATTTTACCCACTGATTTTATTCTAAACATAATAGGAAAAAAACGACCAGATTTTCTATTATACTTTTTACATAATTCTAATGTATGTAAAAACAATGGCTCAAGTATATGTAAATTTGTAGGATCAACAATTACATTTATATGTGGTACTATTTTATGTTTTATACAATTTTCTAATGCTCTAATTTTTACAGTGGCAAACTTACCATTATCATATCTTTTGTACACTTCATCATCTAAACCACCATTCATACTTAACCCTAACATATTCAAACCTGATTTTTTTAAATCAATAACATATTTTTCTTGTGCTAGTTTTAAACCATTTGTAAGTAATGATGGTGTGTGACCTAATTTTCTCACAATTTTTATCATATCAAATAAGTTTTCATTCATTGTAGGTTCTGCACCAATAAATCTTATATCACATCTTTTAGGTAATTTTGATATAGCTTGTTCAAATTTTTTTACATCAACATCTAAAAATTTTGGATTATTTAACATTTGGCCAAGATAACAATTGGCACAAGCCATATTACATTTATATGTTGTTTGAATTGATATTGTATGAAAAGTATTATGTTCTGGTTTCATTTTATAAATTGTTTATCACTATCTAATATTTTTGATTCATATAACTCATAATTAGGATTATCAAAATATGTTTTAGTATGATCTATCAAACCTCTTTTGTCAAGTATGTTATATATTTCACTCCAAGGATTTCTAATTGCATATTTTAAAACTAATCGTGGTTTGTTTTTAGCAATCACACTATGAACTTTTGAACCTACATCAATTAAAGCATTTTCATATTTGTATATTTTACTATCTATAATAATTTCAGGTTGTTCATCAAATAGATTTAAATTAATACCTACAATTCTATCCTTATCTATATGACTATTTAGAGTTGAGTTAGCCACCTGATATGAGAACCGAGGTAATATGTTTAGGTTTTCAATACCTAAATCTTTAGTTATTGATGATACTATACTTTCTATTTTAAAAACTTTCCACCATTTGTCAAAAACAATGTTGCCTTTTTTATGCCAACTACCTTTATCGTAATTATCATAAAATGCTTTTCTAAAAAATTCTTTGTCTATATTATAATTAAGATGACACAGCATATTTTATTTCACTTGCTACTTGTTCAAAAGTTTTATCTGGTATTGAAAACTTTAATAATATTCTTTCTTTATTATCATTTTTTACAGAGTGTTCTTTTTGTAAATTGATTAATGCTTGAGTATAGTAATATTCTTTACCTTCTATATTGATAGGTACAGGATCATCCGATAATAATATGTTTACTCCACATTGAGTACCAAAATCTTTATGTGGCATCAAATGGAAATTTTCTTTTTGATAGAAAAAACGAGGTTTACCATTTATATTCAAGTCATTCATAATTTTTGTAATATAGTCACTTTTATAATATGAAACTAACCAGTTTTCTATTTTATAATCATTACCACCTTCCCACGGTTTAGCAGTCTTTTTAGCCTCATCGGATTCTAGTAATAAAATGTCTTTATTAATGGGATAATTTAAATGTATCAAAGGTTTCATAGTAATATTTATTTCAAATATATATAAGAGTTTTTGTATAAATATATGAAAAGGAGTGAACAAATTATGGTTACAATAGATGGAAAAGAATATGATGAATCAAAGTTTAGTGATAAACTAAAGAATTATATCATCGCTAGACAAGAGATTCAAAACAATAAGACAAGATTGAGTATTGAGCTTGAAAAAATAGACGTTCTAACAGAATATTACAACACAAAGATTAAAAAAGAACTAGGAATAGAATAATGGCAGCTGTAGCTAACCTAAATGTAGATCAAGGTGCAACTTTCACCTCTGATGTTACAATTAAAGATATAAATGGAAATACATTTAATTTGACAGGTTATACACCTAGAGCTAAAATGGCCTTAGGTTACGCTTCTACAAGAACAAGGGTTACTATGACAACGACTGTAGCCTCTGATGCCACGACAGGAATAGTTACTTTATCACTTACAGATACACAAACAGCAGCATTAGAAGATGCCAGGTATGTATATGACGTTGAAATCGTTAATGATTCGTCAGGTGCTGTTACAAGAGTTATTGAAGGTATTATCACTGTTAGACCAAATGTTACGACTTAATTAATATAAATATAAAGAAAAAGAGGGATATTAATGGCTAACATTACTGCTAAAATTAACTCGCCTACATCACAAGGTCCTCAACAAGTATCGGTTACAATACCGTCAGGATCTGCAGTTGCTAACAGTTCGTTACAACTAAAATTATTAGGTGACGTTGACACAACAACTAATGGTCTAAACGATGGTGCATTGTTACAATATCAATCATCAACACAAAAATTTGTAACAAGAAACGAAATTGAAACAACCACTGGAACTCTTACGTTTAACGGAGGCAACTATTAATGGCAACGATACTACAGATTAAAAGATCCAGCTCGGTCGGCACTCCAAGTACACTTAAACTTGGGGAACAGGCATATTCATACGGAACTGGTACTTATAACAATTTAGGTGATAGATTATTCATAGGTACAGGTGGCGTAGATGGAAACGGTGATGCACTTTCAATTGATACAATTGGTGGTAAATATTTTACAGCTTTATTAGAGGGTTTTGTTCCTGGTACATTAACAGCAAGTAAAGCACTTATTGTTGATGCAAACAAAGCATTAGACGAAGTTGTTATTGGTAATGAAGCAGCAACTGCTGGTCGTTTAAAAATTAATGAAGGTACTAACAATGGTACTGATTCAGTTACAATTCAATCGCCAGCTTCTTTAGCTTCAAGTTATACATTAACACTTCCACCAGATGATGGTACTCCAGGTCAGTTTTTAAAAACTGATGGTTCTGGTGTATTAACATTTGAAACAATATTTTCTAACATAGAATTAGCAGGTGACACAGGTACAGATACTTACAACACTAACGAAACATTAACTTTCGCTGGTGGCGCTGGTATGGACACAGTTGTTACTAACAACAATGTTGAAATACAAGCAAACACATTAACTAATTCTAACTTATCTGGTAGCGCAGGAATTACAAATGCTAATTTAGCTAATCCAACTATAACTTTTGGTTCATCTACATTAACATTAGGTGCAACTACTACAGATATAGAAGGTTTAACTTCTTTAGTAGTAGATGATATTACAACTAATGGTCAAACTCTTTCAACAACTGCAGGTAATAAAGACATTAACTTATCACCACACGGTACAGGTACGGTTGTTGTACCATCAGGTTATGAAGATAGAAGTGGATTTGGTGATACATCTTTAGCAAACAAAGCTTATGTTGACCAAGTTGCTCAAGGTTTAGATACTAAACCATCAACAAGAGTTGCAACAACAGCAAACTTAACAGCGACTTATTCAAATGGTACTGCTGGTGTTGGTGCAACATTAACTAACTCTGGCACACAAGCTGCATTAACTATTGATGGTGTAACTATGGTAGTAGCTGATAGAGTTTTAGTTAAAGATCAATCAACAGCTGCTCAAAATGGTATCTATGTTGTAACAAATATTGGTTCAGGTTCAACTAACTGGATTTTAACAAGAGCAACACCAGAAGATCAGCCTAGTGAATTAACAGGTGGCTCTTTCGTATTTGTTGAAGAAGGTACATCAAATGGTGACAATGGTTATGTATTTACACATACAGGCGCACCAACTTTTGGTACAACTTCTTTAGATGTTGCTCAATTCTCTGGCGCAGGTCAAGTTGTTGCTGGAGCAGCTTTAAGTAAATCTGGTAATCAAATTGATGTAGAAGTTGACAACAGTTCTATTGAAGTTAATTCAGATGCATTAAGAGTTAAAGCTTTAGGTATTACAAATGCTATGTTAGCAGGTAGTATTGACGGTGCAAAAATTGAAAACTTTGTATTTACAGATGAAAGTTCCACACAAGGTGCAGTTCAAATTGGTACTCCTATGGAATTTACAGCTGGCGAAGGTATTAATACAGCAATATTTAGCAATGGAATACAAATTTCTGGTGAATTGGCAACAACATCAAATATTGGTGTTGCTTCATTCACATCTTCAAACTTTACAGTCACTTCAGGTGATGTGGCTATTACAGCAATTGATGGAGGGACATATTAATGGTAGAAAAAATTAAAAAATTTATTAAAAAATTAATGTTTTGGAAAAAGTAATAAATGGCAACAATAATAAAACTAAAAAGTTCAGAAGTTGCTGCATCTGTTCCAAGTACAAGTGATTTACAAGTTGGTGAAGTTGCACTTAACATTGCTGATGGTAAATTCTTTACAAAAACATCTGGTAACGTAGTAAAAGAAGTTGGTGGTGCTGGTTCAGTAACTTTACAATCAGTTACAAACATTGGAGCTTCTACAACTAGAGATATTACTTTAGATGGTGCAAATTTAATATTTGAAGGTAATGTAGCAAATGCCTTTGAAACAACTTTATCGGCAGAAGAGCCAACAACAGACAATACGGTTCTTTTACCTAACGCTAGTGGAACATTGGCAACTGCAGGTGATGCATTAGCGTTTTCAATAGTATTTGGAGGATAGTATAAGTGGCAAGTACATTTAAGAATGCAGGAGCGGCAGTTGTAACAACTGATGATTCAAATGCTGATATTTACACAGCATCTGGAGTAACAGCTGTTGTACACGCTGTTTATATATCTAATCACAGTTCAAGTAACGAAGCGCATGTAGATGTAAAAGTTACTGTTGATGGTGGATCAACATTTAGACACATAGGTAAATCATTAAAAATACCTGTAGAAAATACTTTAGTTTTAGACAAACCTATTAATTTAGAAGACGGTGATAAATTAAGAGTTATCGCCGAAGAAAATGCAGATTCTTCTTCACCTGTTGTTGAAGTTTATGCTAGTATATTGGAAATTAGTTAATGGCACAACCAGGATTTATAGTACCAGAAGGACAACAAACCAAAGAGGGTTTTCACGCCTTAAGAAGAACAACTGCTGGATGTTTATACTACACAAAGGTAGATAAAGATACAGGAACATCTGTTGATTTTGATGGTGGTACTCCTACAGATAAAAATGGTAATACTCAATTACCATCAAACGAAAATTATGTAGAGGATGTAATAACATTTCAAGCAGGTGGTATACAATATTTTACAGGTAACGGATCAACTACAGCGTTTACATTAACTGTACCTGTTTTAGATGGCTCTAGAATTGCAGTGTATTTAAACGGTATTCAACAAAAAAAAGATGAAATTTGGACTTATTCATCTGGTGTAGTTACTTTTTTAATTGCACCATTTAGTGGTTCACAGATTGCTATTGGAAGAATAGATAAGCAATACAAAAATAACTCAACCGACTTTTATCATCAATATGTTTTTGAAAGTGGTGAAGCTACTTATTTTATTGACGATAATGGTTACTTTGTAAAAAGAGAAAATGTAGAGAGAGGATTAACTGGAATTTTAAGTACTGATGACTTTTCAACATTTGAAAGCACGTCAACTGTAAATACAACTTCTTGGCAATCCAATGTGTAAACTCGTATAAATAGTATAATAATATAAAAGGTAACAATGGCAGATTTTAAACTAGGACGAATTAAATTTAAATGGAGAGGTAATTGGGGTACTTCTACAGCATACTTAATTGATGACGTTGTAAAATATGGTGGTAACGTATATGTTGCTATAACAAATCATACTTCTCAATCTACTAGTGCAGGATTTTATACAGATTTAGCTAAATGGTCTCTACAATCAGAGTCATTATTTTTCAAAGGAACTTACGCTGCCGATACTCATTACAAATTAAATGATGTTGTTAAATATGGTAATAGACAATATCGTTGTACAACTCAACACACATCTGCATCTGTTGTAGGTGGAGTTGCTATACTAAATGATTCAAATTTTGAATTATACCTAGACGGAATTAATTTTAGAGGTGACTATGCAACTAGCACTTATTATAAAGTAAATGACGTTGTAAAATATGGAGCTGGTCAATATAAATGTACAACAGCACACACATCAAGTGGTGTTGCTGGTAACTTTGATGAAACTAAATTTACTTCATTTACAGATGGTTTACAATTTGAAGATTCTTATGCTGGTGGTACAATTTACCAAAAAGGTGACGTAGTTACTTATGGTGGATATGCATATGCAGCAACTCAGGAAGTATCAGGTGTAACTCCTGTTGCATCAGCTTCTGAATGGGATTTATTAGTACCAGGTTTTAAAGCACAAGGAGATTACAATTCATCATCAACATATAAAACTGGTGATGTTGTTAATTTTGGTGGTCATCAATTTGTTTGTATAGTAGATACTATTAATGATGGTTCTACAGTTGTTAATCCAACTAACTCTGCTTATTGGACACAAATTGGTTATGGTTTAAAATACAATGGTGATTATAGTGCAGTAACAACTTATTACAGAGGTGATGTTGTTAGACAAGGAGCATCAACATTTGTAGCAATTGCTGATGGATTTGTAAATGTCACTCCAGGTTCAGATGGAACTAAATGGCAGTTAATAGCACAAGGAGATACAGGTGCAGTATTAACTACTAGAGGTGATATGATTATCCAAGACGCTACAGCGTCAACAAGATTACCTATTGGTTTACCAGGTGCAGTATTAACAACAGATGGTACAGATCCATCTTGGTCTAATCCAGAAGGTTCAAACGTAATTTACGTTGCTAACTCTGGTGATGATACTAACCCAGGAACACAGTTTTTACCTTTTAAAACAATTTCAAAAGCTTTATCAGTTTCAACTTCTGGTGACATTGTAGAAATAGATACAGTCGCTGGTGGTACAGGTGGTATACCAGGAACATACAACGTAACAACTGGTGTAGGTGGAGGTGCTGGTTCAGGTGCTCAATTTAGAGTTGTACTAGATGGTTCATCTACAGCTTCAGTTTCAATTATTAGTGGTGGTTCAGGATATTCTGCTGGAGAAACAATAACATTAACAGATATATCTAATTCAATTGGTGGTGCATCTAATATTACATTTAACGTAGTATCTGCTTCTATTGGTGATGTTGTCTATGTAAAAAATGGTGTATATAGAGAACATTTACCTTTAAGAGTACCTGCGGGTGTTACATTAAGAGGTGAATCTTTAAGAGGTACAGAAGTTAGACCAGCAGCAGGTTCATCACATACAATAGCAACTGTTTCAATTAATACTGGTGGTACAGGTGGTACTCCAGGAACTTATCGTTATGTTAAACAAACATCTACTTTAAAAGCTGATGGTTCAACAAATGGTGGTGGAACTGCATCAGTGTTTACTGTTGTTACAGATGGTTCATCCACTCCTACAGTCACAGTTTATCACGGTGGACACGGTTATGTAGCAAATGATACAATTACAATTGCTGGTTCAGATTTAGGTGGTTCATCAGATTTAAAATTAACGGTTACTGCATTAGAAAATAACAATGCTTCTTATATGTTCCTAGTAAACAATACTACGAATATTACCTTAATGACAATGAAAGGTATGACTGGTACAGCAACTCACACAGGTGAGGGTGCGGCAGTAGTTTCACTTGACCCAGCTGGTTCTATTACAACATCATCACCTTATATACAAGATTGTTCATCCGTTAGTGCTAATGCAACTGGTATTAAAATTGATGGTGCTTTACACCAACACGATTCAAATTCAAACAAATCAATTCTAGCTAATGACTTTACACAGATTAACTCTGATGGTAAAGGTGTATTTGCTCTTAACGGTGGTAGGGGTGAGATGGTTTCTGTCTTTACTTACTATTGTGCTAAATCATTCCATTGTACTAATGGTGGTTTCATAAGAGGTCTAAACTGTTCATCTGCTTATGGTGAAATAGGTGCTG